TCCAGACGTGGGTCGAGCACATCCAGGCCGTGGCAGCGAAGCAGGAGCAGCAGCAGGCGCTCATGGAGTCCTCTCCTGAGCCTGAGAAGCCGAAGAAGGGGGTCCCCCAGGTTGAGCCTCGTCGGCGCCGGAAGATCTGCCTTCCTGGGAGAGGCGTGTGAGTCGAGGGAAGAAGGCCCGTCTCGATGCTCTGAGGCGGGCCGCTGCTCATCTGGATGCTGTGACCTTGGATCGGGTCTTCGAGTGTGCCTTGAGGGGGGATCTCACGACGGTCTACCACGAGCTGGGCCCCTACCTGAACGGGAACAACTCCGAGACGAAGACGGTGGGCTGGCGGCATTCCTCTTCCTGGCTTTTCGACCGCGAGGCCTACGATCGTCCTGATGAGTCTTCCTAACCATCTACGGAGTCTGTTCTCCTTCCCCAGCATTCCTAGGCTACTGAGCCTTTCCAAGGTAGATAGAGAGCAAGAGCTAGATAGAGAGGGCGATTGTTGACAAGTCGTTTGACACACCCTCGGAACCCCTAGACAGGCGTGATATCGTCAAGCCATGTCAAACAAGGTTGATCTCAAGAACTCGATTGACATCATCCCTCCGCAGCGGAAGTGGACCGTCATCTCCTGGGAGTCCCGTGGAGACCTCCCGGACGGGGAGATGCTGCCCATGAGCTGTCCGCACTGCCGTCGGTGGGCGTGGCTCCCGACGGCGGGGCACCCCGGGGCCCTGGTGATCACCACGTTTGCCCTGCGGGTCGTCTTCGATCCGCCGGACCACGTCCCTCCCAAGGGCTGGATGCCGGACGAGATCAAGTGCGCGAAGTGCCGTCGCGTCTGGTCGTCGAAGGAGGACTGAGCCGCATGCCGATGTACGGGAAGATCTTCGCGCACACCTTCGAGGGGAGCCTGTACGGGAAGCCTCTCGCGCTCCAGGCCATCTGGGCCTTCGTTCTCTCGAAGACGAACTTCGATGGGTTCGTCGAGCTGAATCCCCAGGATCTTGCCCACCGAATCGGTGGAGGAGAGCTGACCGTGGAGCAGGTCAAGGGTGTGATCAAGACTCTCTGTTCCGACGATCCCGAGAGCCGCAGCCAGGAGGCCGGTGGGGCCCGCCTCCGGCACGAGGGCGGCTTCACCTACTACGTGATCAACTCGCAGAAGTACCGGGCCATGGTCAACGAGGAGGACCGCCGCGAGTACCAACGAATCGCGCAGCAAGAGTCCAGGGCGCGGAAGAAGGCAGAGAGAGCCGCCCGGGACTTCGAGGAGGAGGTCGAAAATGCCGACCCTCCCGTGGAAAATCCCGACGAAGTGACGGTGGACCTCGGGGGCGGTCGCGGCGTGACTCTCTCCGAGGAGGATGCCCAGGCGGCGAAACTCGTCGGGGGTGTGGTCGTTCCGAAGAAGGAGGTCGAGGCCCTGCTTGACGACCTCGACATGGACGAGGAGACGCCGGAGCTTCCGCCTCCGCCGCCTCCGTTGGACTCGTAGTGCCCCTCAAGTACAAGAAGGTCGAGGAGAGCTGCTGGTCCTGCGGTGGTGACGGGAAGCAGTGGGGCCCGGTCGGTGGGCCGTGCTATCGCTGCAAGGGCACTGGCAAGCGCATCTCGAAGCAGCAGATCATGATCTGCCTCGGGGGGCCCAAGCACAACGAGCAGATGACAGAGAAAGAGGCTGGTTCTTCTTACCGTCGCTTCAACGCGGCGTGCAACGAGTCCTCGGCCAAGAAGAAGCTCCCGTGCGTTCTGATCCACGAGGAGACACTGAGGAGTATCCAATGAGGAAGTACGTGGTCGTGTTTCCCGACCGGGGAGGCGACGATGGCGAGTGAGTACCAGTGGCGGGCACCGGTCACGTTCTATGCGGACCACTACGCCGCATTTGGTGAGTGGCCCGACACGAAAGAGCACGGTGACGCCCTGCTCGACGGGTGTCGTGGGTTGCTGGCCGACAACGAGCGGCTGCGGGCTGAGTCGGTCACCGAGCGGCGGTTTACCGACGACTACATCAAACTCCTGCATAAAGCCGAGGCCAAGATCAAGGCGGCACTGGCGCTGCACAAGCCGGGCATCTGGACTGGAACCATCAAGTGTTGTGTGGCATGTAGCGTTAAGAGGACTGGTCCCACTTTATGGCCCTGTCCCACGGTCAAGGCCCTCCGGGGAGGCGACGATGCCGAGTGACGCGGTGGAGACGCTACAAAGATACCTCGATAGAGAGGACGACGATGTGCGCGCTCCTGACTGGGCAGTCCGCGAGGTGCTGGCCGAGAACGAACGGCTGCGGTCCGAAGTGCAACACCACATTGACAGACGCCGTGAGGTTGAGGAGTGGTATCACAAGGCCGAGGCCAAGATTGAGGCGGCGCTGGCGAAGTCAGCAGCGTACCCAGTGACGTGTCCCAGTTGTGGGTACGGATGGCGAGCAGGGCTGACTAGTATGGCGAGAACTCTCCGGGGGGGCGACGATGGCAAGTGACCTAGAGCGGATCGAGGAGAAGCACAAGGGCTGTGCCGGATGCCTGAACGTTGGGCCGTGCGTCACGGTGAAGCTGGCGCGGGCGCTGGACGAGGCGATACTGCTTCATGGTGACCACTGCGCCATGGGGTGCGACTGCGATGAGAAGCTGAAGCGCACCCTCCACGAAGTAGCGGGAGGCGACGATGGCGAGTGAGGATCACCACGCCGCAGACCGGGGGCGCAAGGTTAGAACGCCGGACGAGATCCGCGAGCACATCAACGCCGACCATCCGTGCTGTATCGGGGTGGGGGATGCCTGCGCCTTGCTGGAGGCGTTGAAGCAGGCCCACGCCGAGACCGACGCCGCCTATCACAGGGAGACGCGGCTGGAGGCCGAGGTTGAGCGGCTGCGAGCGGCACTCAATGATCCAGCGTCTCACTACTGCAAGGAACTCCGGGCCGAGAACGAGCGGCTGCGGGCCAGCAATAGGGAATGGCGGACCAAGAGGGACATCATTGCAGGGTTGAAGGCCAAGATCGACGCGACGCTGGCAATTCCGGTTCCCACCCTTTACGCGGTCGCGTGCGAGCTGGCAGGAGAGGACAGTCCACAAGCCAAAGCCCTCAGGGGAGGCGACGATGAGTGCTCGAATTCGTAAGAGTGGGGATCATTGTGACAAGTGCAGTGCCACACCGGACAGCCTGCCGGGCCCACACAAGGTTTCGTGGCTTGTGGAGGTTATTGACCCAGACACGCATACCGTTCTCTGCCAAAAGCATTTCGAGCAGACCATGAAGCATTGGCGCAAGGCCGATGCGCTGGTCAAGGCCCTCCAGGGAGGCGACGAATGATTATCTGTGGAATAACGAAAGAGGATCCCGCCTGGATGTTCATCATCGTTGAGCGCGGCGGGAAGTACGTGAAGGTCGGGATGCTGGAGGAGGAGCTGTTCCGGGCCGTCCTGGGCGACAAGGAGTTCGAGCGTCGTCTCCAGGCCGCGTACTACGAGGACTGGGGTGGATCCGCTCCGCCTCCCCCTGAGCCTCCGAAGCCTCCCGAGCCTCCGAAGGTGGAGGGGAAGAAGAACCGGCTCATCGATCTTCAGGGCATGTTCGATGCGGCCAAGAAGATTGCATAGGAGGAACGATGATGAGCGACACGGGTGAAGTTGTCGTCACGATGGTAGTCTGCACGTTCTTCTTCGCCTGGGGCTGGTTCATGGCCCGGGGCTACTACAGGGACAAGTTCCTCTACGCCGTCATCAAGGCGGAGGAAGAGCTGGGTCGCTGCCTGAAGACCATCTGCTACCGGGACAAGCTCTGCGTGAAGATCTTGGAGAAGGCGGGGCTGTGACTCCGCGAACAGAAGCTCCCCCGAAGCCCGAGCCTCTTCCTGAGTGCAAGGGCTGCGAGGAGTGTCACCGGGGCCCCGACCACGAGAACGAGTTGTTCGTTCACTACTCGAACCAGCACGGCGGTCGGTGGCTCTGCAACCGTTGCTTCTTCAAGCTGAGGCCGGACTGGCCGAAGCCTGCCGCTCCGCAACCGATACCAGCTCGGACGCTCCGCATCGAAATGGAGCGCGTGCGGTACTGGCTCGATCAGGTCAAGGCGTTCGAGAAGAAGTGTCGAAAGGAGGGTAAGAATCGAACTTCGGCTGCGGGGGTCGAGGCCTCCATGGAGGATCGAGACCTAGACCAAGCCGTCGAGTGTGCCGTCGTTGAGGCCCTTGGTGGGGAGCCCAACCTGAAAGTCCACCCCGGCGACGACGGGAAGGTAGACGGAGTCTTGCCGGACGGTCGAACGTACGACGTGAAATGCACCGCAGTGAGAGCGCAATGGGATGGCCCCCGGGGGTTCAACGATCCCGACAGCGCTGATGGCCGCGTGGTGGCCGACCTCATCATCGGCGCGTTGGTTTTCAAGTCCCAGGAAAGGTGTGAGGCTCTCGGGTGGCTTCCTCGCGAAGCCAAGATGAAGCGGATCGAGGGCTTCAGCCGACCAGCCTATCCAAGAGAAGATCTCCTCCCTATGGAGGAGTTGCAGGAGGAAGACGTGGAGACGAAGAAGAAGCTGGAGATGTTCGAGCTGGCCGAGAAGGTCTTGAAGTACATCGAGGGGAACAAGAGCGACCCGAAACGGATCCAGTTGGCGATCGACCGTTACCGCAAGAAGAGGAACGAGGGGTGAGATGGCCTACACTCCGAAGCACCGAACGAACTTCCCTCTCCTTCAGGTTCTCCGTCACCTGAAGCACGTCACCATCGGGAGGGGGAGGGTCGCTGCCCGTTGCACGCTCTGGGCCGCGAAGCCGGAGAGCATCCCCAGGCCGGGGTGGCGGGACTCTGCTCCCGAGAGCGCCGTCGAGCAGGCACGCAGAACCCACACAAGCGCTATGCAGTACCTCGGCATCATCGAGGTGATGCGGGCGTTTCTCAGGAGCCACGACGGTCTTCACGCCGAGCATCCCGCGAGGGAGTGCCCCGACTGCGATCTCGCCCTGGCCGTGGAGATCGCTCTTCGGAAGGAGAAGCAGTATGAGGATTGCTGACGCCATGAAGGAGATCCGTCTCAACAACGAGGACAAGGGCTGGGAGTCGCGGGGCCGCGATCTCTTCTGCGAGAAGATGCTGCTCGTCGTCTCCGAGATCTCCGAGGCGTTGGAGGAGTTCAGGAACGGTCGGGGCCTCAACGAGATCTACTACCCCACCTCGGGTGCAGCGCATCGCGAAGCCGGAACCATCGAGAAGCCCGAGGGTATCCCCATCGAGATCGCGGACGCGGTCATCCGTCTCTTCGACTGGTGCGCGGCCAACGACGTGGATTTGGAGACGGCCCTCGCCCTGAAGATGGCCTACAACGCGACGCGGCCCCATCGACATGGAGGCAAGCTTGTCTGACAAGATGAGGGCGACCGGGATGGGGCGGACGCTGAACGGGCTCCCCGACAAGCGTCTGCTTCCTCCCGGGTCGAAGCAAGCCGTCGAGGAGGGTTGTCGTTGCCCAGTCCTCGACAACAACCATGGCCGTGGCATCCCTGTCACGGGTGCAGACGGGAAGCGATCCACGATGTTCTGGCGGAACGACGAGTGCCCGATCCATGGCCGAAGCGCCTGACGGTTTCATCGCCATCTCCGACTTCGAGGAGGAGGCGTACTTCCGTGCGGAGGCCGAGCGCGAGCGCGACCGCCTGAAGGAGTCGCTCGAAGCCCTCTGGACCACCCTCGCGCCATCGAAGTCGAAATGGATCCAGCATGTGCTCCAGAACTCGAAGGCCGCATTCGAGCGGCCTCTCGACGACACCGAGAACGCGTGTCTCCGCAAGCAGGTGCTCGCGATGCAGAAGGACTTGGCCCTGGCCAGGAAGATCCTGCACCACATCTCGGTCACGACGTCATGCCGTTACTCAGGTAAGGTAGCCCTACGCTGCCTGAAGGAGTTCAAGCAGAAATGAAAGATCATGCATCCCTGGCCGGATCCCCGGGCGGGCGACTCACGGCAACAGAAACCCGGGAGCGACTCACGGCAACGGAAGAGACCTCCCGAGAGAGGCTCCTCCGGCGCCATCGTGAGATGTGCGACCGGGCCCGGATCATCATGGAGGCGAAGAACAAGGACTACGGCGCGGACGACGACGTCTTCAGGAACTTCCGTTCCTTCGGGGCGTTCGGCATCCTCGTGCGATTGAGCGACAAGCTCGCCCGCGTGCGCGGGTTCGTTGAGCGTGGGCAACTGGCCGTGAGCGACGAGACGTTCGCGGACACCTGCCTCGACGCGATCAACTACATCATCCTGCTCCAGACGATGGTGGAGTTCGGTGATGAGTGCAACGGTGGGAAGACCACCATCTGAAGAGAGGGCGGTGACATTGTTTCCGTGGGCCTCGCGGTTCCACATCGTCCGCCCTCCGGCGGGCCACCGCCGTTCACGTCTGCGGTGTGGAAGTTCCTAGCCTCGTGACTAGCGAAGGTCAGGCTAAGCCTAGTCCGATGCCGGCGGGCGTCGATAGCGACCAGTCCCTTCGGGGGGAATGATGGGAAGCACCCGCCCCCAACCAAAGGAGAAGAGATGTTCGTAGAACTCATGACGAAGCGTGGTCTGGAGATGTTCGGCATCCAGGCCATCCAAAGGGTCAAGCCGTCTGCCGAGGGGAAGACGTGGATCTACCTCGCGTTCGTTGCTCAGCCGGTTGAGATCGAGCAGCCCTTCGAGGAGGTGAAGAAGATCGTTCAGGAGAACCTCACCACCCAGGCGATGGAGATGTCCAAGAAGGCTGCGGAGAAGATGGAAGAGCTGTCCGCAGAGATGTCCACGCCGCTGCCGAATCTGGAGGATCTGTGACCCTCAACGACAACCAGAAGCGACCGCTGGTCATCTACCACGGGAAGTGCTTCGATGGCCACACCGCCGCCTGGGTCTTCCGTAAGTTCAAGGGCGAGAACTGCGACTTCTTCGCCGCCGACTACGGTCACCCGGAGAAGCTTCCCTCCACGCAGGGAAGGATGGTCTGGCTTCTCGACGTCTCGTTCGATCGCGAGGTGATGAAGAACCAGATCATCAGGCCGTCCCTGCGGACGACCGTGTACGACCACCACAAGACCGCCGAGAAGAACCTCGATGGCATCCTCGAAGAGCTTCGCGACGAGGGGCTCCAGCGTCAGGCCGACAAGATCGTGTTCGACATGTCGCGCTCCGGCGCCGGCATCACGTACGACGAGCTGGAGAAGGAGGCCGGGAAGAAGGCGGGCATCCACACGCCTCGCTACAACGGGCAGAGGAAGCAGCGCCTCGTGGACTACATCGAGGACCGCGATCTCTGGCGTTGGAGGTGGCCGAAGTCCCAGGAGGTCTCCGCGTACATCTCGACCGTGACGATGGACTTCGAGCACTGGGACGAGCTGGGCGATCTCATGTCCACCGACCAGGGCGTGCAGAAGGTGATCGAGAAGGGCGAGGCCATCCAGGCCTACATCGACACCTTCGGAGAGAAGGTCCGGGCCATGGCCATCTGGCGGAAGGTCGGAGGCTTCGAGGTGCCGGTGATCAACACGCCGTACATGAACTGCTCCGAGCACGTTGGCAAGCTGGCCGAGGAGAACCCCGAGGCCCCGTTCGCCGTGGGCTACTTCGTGAACGCGCACGGCCAGTGGCAGTTCAGCTTGCGCTCCAGGCCCAACAAGGACGAGCCTGGAGGGGAGCAGTTCGACGTCTCCGACATCGCACTTCAGTACGGTGGCGGTGGGCACCCGGGCGCAGCCGGCTTCCAGATCGATGCGGACTGCTTTCTTCCGTGGGAGTCTGGCGAGGCTGAGCAGGGAGACGACGAAGAAGAGATGGACCCGCCAGACACCGAAATCGACATCGACGCCTGATGGCAGTCCGACAGTACGCAGTCACGATCAGCGGCCTCCAGGCCATGTCTCTTTCTCCGAAGGAGCTGGTTCAGGAGGCCGCTTTTCTTCTTCGCAAGCACGGCGTGAAGTCGGTCACTGCGACGATCCCCCTGGAGAACGGTGGGCTCCGCCTCCAGGGCCCGCTCGAAGTCCCCGAGGTGGTCATCAACATGCTGTACGCCAAGATCAAGGCCCGAGACGGGATAAGCTGTAAGTAGAGGTGCTTTTTGGCGAAGAAGAAGGAGCTGACACCCAAGCAGATCAAGGGATTGAGTGCCCTCTCGGTGGGGAAGACTCAAGCCGAAGCGGCTACGATCGCGGGAGTCCACATGCGCACGCTCAAGCTGTGGCTGAAGGACGAGGACTTCCGTGAAGAGCTTCGGGTCACGATGGAGCGGATGCGGCACCAGTTCGAGTCCCGCGTCATGGTCGTGGCCAACAACGCGATGGGGGTGGTGCAGGAGATGCTCGGAAGCCCTAGTGTGGAGGTTCGCGTGAAGGGCGCGAACCTTGCACTCAACGCTGCCGTTCGTCTGAGCACCCGGTACAAGGAGCTTCAGGTGGAGGGGTACGTGCCTCCTCCGGCGCCGATGATCGTCATGCCCGAGGGCACGATGCTCCCGTGGCAGAACCGCAAGGGCCTCCCCGCACCGCCCGCGCCTGAGGGTGACGTGGTGGAGGTGGAAGCGATCGAGGTCGCCAAGGAATGATCGGGCGACTCATCAGCGGAGTCGGGAACATCAGGCATCGACGGTACGACATCCCGAAGATGGTAGCGGTGCTAGAGAAGCTTGAGGGCGCCTGCCGCCATGGCGACCCGGGCTCCCGAGCCGTGATCGATTTTCTGGAGGGGTTTTGAGCACAGCGTTTGTTGATCAGCCGGCTCCTGCGCCGATCGAGGAGGGGCCGGCTCAGTTCTCGTGGGCCTCCGACATGCAGCGTGATGCTGTCGAGGCTCCGCCAGGGTCTCCCCTGCTCTTGATCGGCGGCTTCAACAGCGGCAAGACTACCGCTGCGATCCTTCGTGCGCTCACGCTCTGCCAGACGTTCCCCGGCTACAAGGTCGCCGTGCTGAGGAAGACATTCAGCGACCTGCGCCTCACCACGCGCCCATCGTTCGACCAGTGGATCAAGCCCGAGTTCGTGAAGACCTCGAATGAGAAGGAGGTCGTCCTCTCGAACGGGTCGAGCTTCATCTTCCACCACCTTGACCGCCCCGACAGCGCGACGATCCTGAAGGGTCTCGAAATCAACGCGGCCATCCTCGATCAGGCGGAGCAGATGCAGGAGCAGACGTTCACGATCCTGCTCGGTCGTCTCGGTCGTTGGAAGGGCGCGAAGGTTCCCGCCTGGGCCCTGCACCAGCGCGAAGGTGATTGGCCGTGGAAGGACAAGGGCGGAACCCCCGTTCCGCCGATGGACGTCATCCTGACCGCGAACCCGAGCGAGGACGGCGACCCCGAGCTGCACTGGCTCTGGCAGCGGTTCTCTCCCGAGTCCCCGGCCTTCCACAAGAAGTACGCGCCTCTCGGCTACCGCTCGATGACCATGCCGACCACGGACAACAAGTTCGCGGGCGAGCAGAACATCGAGATGCTGATGCAGCAGGACGAGGACTACCGGAAGCGCTTCGTCGAGGGCGTCTGGGTCAAGAGCAAGGGTCACCTCTTCCGCATCGACGAGTCCTCGTTGCTCGACTACGACCCGGACCTCATGGTCCAGATCCAGAACAACATGAACCTGGGCCGGGGCCTCGACCACGGCGACTCCGCGCCGACGTGCTGTCTCTGGTACGCGGTGGACGGCGAGAACAACATCTTCATCTGGCAGGAGTACTACCAAGCCGGGATCACGGAGTCGGGCGAGTTCGACATCTCCGACCACCGTCGTGCGATCACGATGTTGTCGAAGCCGCTCACGTTCCGCACGAACATCGCAGACCCGTCGATCTTCAACAGGACTCGCGGCATCACGGGGTACAACAAGCACGCGAAGCGCTGGTGCCTCTCCCCTGAGACTCCTATCCTGACATCAGATCTTAGGCATGTCCGTGTTGATTCCCTGGCTGTGGGTGACATCATCGCCGGGTTCGACGAAGGCAACCCATCGGAAGACTTCAGAAGTCGAGCGTACAAGGCTAGTGACCGGGCTTGGCGTGAAGCTGTAGTCGAAGACGTTCGGGAGGTCCACCTTCCGTCCTACCGAATCACGTTGGATGACGGCTCCGAGATCGTGTGCTCCGAGGGGCACCAATGGCTGATCAACCCAACTGGGCAGTGGCGGCTGTGGAGAAGTACGAAGAGACTCAAGGTCGGACAGAGGATGCTCCGGGCTACTGACGTCTGGGAAACCGACACGTCCCATGGGGCCGGCTACCTTGCCGCCGCATTCGACGGTGAGGGGTTCCTGACTCAGCACGAGAAGAACGGCAAGCGAACCTTCAGGGCTGGGTTCTCGCAGGTTGAAAATGAGATGCTGGCCAGGGTGGAACGTGAGCTTGAGGTCAGGGGATATCATCCATCGAAGTCGAGACAGTCGGAGTCCGCCTCTAAGACCGGAAAGCCGTGCGTCCAACTTTGCCTGAGCCGTCGCCCTGAGGTGCTCAGACTGCTCGGTCAGATTCGTCCCGAGAGATTGCTGCCCAAGCTCAGGATTGACGACCTGGGCCGTATCCATGCGATGGACAGGCCTACAATCACGAGGATTGAGTACCTTGGCGTTCGCAGGCTGGTCGGACTTCAGACGAGCACCAAGACGCTGATCGCGCATGGCCTCATGTCTCACAACTCAGTGGCTGACGAGTACCGTGACACGAGGATCATCCAAGAGCAGACGTCCCTCATCTGGCGTCCAGCCGACAACAACGAGGAGCTGTCGCGCTCGCGGTTGAAGCAGTACCTCCGCCTGGACAAGTACCACCGCCACCCGGTCACGGGAGAGCCGAACGCGCCGCACCTCTACTTCATCAAGCAGTCGCCCGACTGGCCGCACGGATGCAACCACGCGATCTCGGAGACCAGGGCCGCGAAGCGTCTTCAGGTCGGAGAGAGTGACGGGAAGCCGATCTACGGCGACGACCGTGACCCGGACGTCCCGGACCACGCCCTCGACGTGATCCGGTACATTGTGAACAGCCGACCTCTTCCGGCCTCTGGGTTGAACCCGCAGATGGCGAAGCCGAAGAAGGAGAAGGCCATCGTTGAGGGGGACCGCGTACTCATCACCGTTCCCTCCATCAAGCACATGCCGAAGCGTTTCCAGATGACCCCAGAGCGAGGAGCATGGAAGTCTAAGGGAGGGGGGTACGTTGTCTTCTTGGCCTCTCTGCTAAGCTCCTTCTTGTAGAGGTGAGTTCATGAGCACGATGCCCCCACAGCCACCTGAAGCTGCGCCGACAGGAGGTGGCGGTCTCGGAGGAGTCCTCCAGACCATCGCGGCAGCTCTCACTCCCGGCTCGACGTCGGAGGCCACGGAGGCCGAAGCGCAGAAGCAGGAGGAGGACTTCGTCCGGGGATGGTTCAAGCGCGTTCAGAAGGCGAAGGAAGCCAAGAAGAAGTGGGAGCAGAACTACGAGGTCGATCGCGCCCACGACTACGTTCGCGGTTTCCAGCGGGCCCAGGACGACGAGGTCGATGCGCAGGGTGACAAGCGCTACATCTCGAACAAGATCCTGGCCGCGCTGAAGGCGAAGATCCCGGCGATCTTCTACTACAACCCCTACATCCGCGTGCGGCCAACACGCGGGCGCGAGGACACCCCGGGCCAGACGGTCCACCTCCGTGCCGAGCTTCTTCAGGACACGATCAACACGATCATCAAGATGCCGGAGACTCGCTTCAAGCCCGAGTGCATGGTCGCCTTGAAGGAGGCGCACTGGGCCTTCGGTGTCGTCGAGGAGGGGTACACGGCGGACTGGGGCGACAACCCGTTCCGCAAGTCCATCATGCCTCCGCTCTCCGAGAACAAGGAAGCCTCGGAGGCGATGCAGCAGCCGAACCCGGACGACGACTTCGAGATGGCCATGTCGAAGCTCGTGCAGGTTCCGCACGCCGAGACCTTCTACGTACGCCACATCCCGGCCCGCCAGTTCTTCGTGGCCACGAACGACAAGTCGCAGGTCGAGACCCAGGACTGGGTCGGCTACTGGGAGTGGATGTACGTCTCTGACGTGAAGTCCTCCCCGGCCTACTCGAACACGGAAGAGCTGAAGCCGAGCGCGAAGATCTCTGGCGACAGCGACACCGGCAAGGACTCTGAGCTGGAGCCCATCGGCTACGCGGACACGCCGCAGGATGTGCCTGCCGACATGGTCCGGGTCTGGAAGATCTGGGACCAGCGGAAGAAGGAGCGTATCGTCCTGGCCGAGGGGCACGAGAGAGTGCTGCGCAGGGAGCCTTACGAGTTCCTTCCGCTCCACACTCTGCGCCTGGAGGTGATGCCGGGAGAGTGGTACCCGATCCCACCGATCTTCCAGCAGCTTCACGAGCAGGACGAGTACAACGACGCTCGCGAGTGGCTCCGCATGGTGCGCAAGGGCACGCGTCCTCGCTACATGTACGACAAGGAGAGCTTCGACGACGAGGAGCTGGACAAGCTGGAGACCGACGAGTTCGGAACGTTCGTCGGCGTCGAGAACAACAACATGAACGCGATCCAGCCGATCAACCAGCCGACGTGGTCGGAATCCACCATCCAGACCCTCGCCCAGGCGGAGGCTGGCTTCTCTGAGCAGGCGGCGTCTTCCCCGACCGCTCGTCTCACTCGCGGCGCCGGAGGGGCCCCAACCGCGACCGAGGTCAACACGCTTGAGCAGATGGGCGACGTGCGCCAATCGTACGAGCAACAGGAGGTCGCGTACTGGCTCGCTCAGGTAGCGCACGGACTCCTCAAGGTCGCGGTGGAGAGGGCAACGCTTCCGCAGTGGGTGCTGATGAACTCGGATCCGTACTCCCCGATGCTGGGGCAGGACGCGATGATGATCGGGCAGATCTTGCAGCAGATCAAGAACCCGATGCCGCAGCAGCTCATGGCGCTCGTGGGGATGCTCGAAGCGCAGATGGCCGAGCAGAGGAAGCCGGTCACCCCTGATACCCTCGAAGAGGCGTACGGCGAAGCGAAGTGGGACGTGACCGTGGACATCGAGTCCATGAGCCCGGTCTCCGAGTCGCAGCACGCTGCGCGGATCATGCAGGCCCTGAACCTCATCGCATCCCCGGGTCCGGGTGAGCTTCTCGCTCTGTCGCCAGAGCTTCTGAAGTCCATGCTGAACATGATGGGCATCCGCTCCGCTCAGGACCAGAGGGCCATCATGACGGCGCTTCAGAAGAAGATGATGATGAACCAGCTCGCCCAGATGGTAGAGCAGATGGGCAACGGCGGTTCTCCTCCGAAGGAGCCGGGAACGGCCCCGATGCCTGGGGGTGACCAGCCGAACAGGGGCGCGGGTGGAGCGCCGGCAACGCAGCCGCCGCCGGCTGGCCCACCGCAGACCCAGGGGGGATGATGAGCAAGTGTGAAGAGTGCGGCGCCGAGGTAGACATCGGGATGTGGCCCTTCTGCCATGGCGACTCCAGCAAGCACGAACCCGTCGGGAAGGACTGGCACCGAGGGTTCGAACCCTACGTTGACACCCAGCTTCTCCCTCAGACGGACCCACGCTGCACGGCCCTGAACGAGCTGGGCATCCGTGGCGTCCCAATCACCACTCGTGGTGACCGTCAGGCCATCATGAGAGAGCAGGGCTTGCAGTTCGGGACACAGAAGTTCGAGGATCGCGGGAAGCTCTATGGGGGCTCCGCGACTTCCGGGACCATGAAGGGGTCTCAGAACTACAAGAGGAGAGAGAAGAGATGAAGCTCAAGTGGTTCTTCTTCACACCGCAGCCAAACGGAGTGGATATCATCGTCCGTGACACCGGGGCGGACAACGGCGATGTCCTGGCTGAGGTGAGCATCCGTGACGAGGATTTCAAGAAGTTCGTGGACGAGGTACTCTTCGCAGGGCTCTCGAAGATGAACCTTCCGACGCCGGAGCCGTCGGTGAAGATCGCATCCACATCGAAGGACTGGACGAACGAGCCCAGCGCTGAAGAGGACAAGGGCTGACTGCCCAGGAGGAGATCATGATTCGAAGGGTAACTCTCGTAGCGGCACTGGTGCTCGCTCTTGCGGTGGGGCCGCTCCTGGCCCTCCCCGCTGGCGGTCAGCACACGGTCTCGGACACTGCAGCGGTTCTGGACTCCAGCACTGTCCCCTACACCTACATCACCATCCGCTTGGAGCCCGGGGCCAGCATCTGCTACTTCGGTGATTCCGACGTGACCGCTGCTCCCGCGAATGCGCATGGCTACCTCACGGCTTCGGCGGATGCCGGTGAGTCGTGGACGTTCACGAACCCAAGCGGTGGCGGGATCGCCCCGAACACGATCTACATCATCGGGACGGTAGGCGACATCCTGTTCTGGACCGCTGGGTAGGGAATCATGAAGATCAGGTTCTTTCTCGCGACACTTCTACTCGCGGCTCTTCTCCCCGCCTGGGCCCAGCACGGAGGAGGAACGGGGCCGAGTCCTCTTGGCGGCGGCGGCGGCGGAGCGCCGTCCTTCCCCCTCTTGGCCCCCGATGGGCTGATTACGGCCCCTTCCTACAGCTTCACCACCGAGCCCACTGCGGGCCTTCGCGTGGATTCGAACGATGACCTCTACGTCCAAGGAGCCAACAACACCGGCACCAACGCCATCGGAGAGGACGTCTACATCACGGGCGGTCTCGGGACGGGCACGGGTGCCCCGGGGGCTATCTACTTCTACACCGGCACGACTGGTACCAGCGGGACAACGCCGCAGGCGCTGGGGTACAGGGGACTCTGGAGTGAGGAGAGCTTCGACGCGTACCTCGAAGACTCCACGTCTTTCGACGCGGCTGAGATCTTCGCCAACGCCGACCAGAGCGGTAGGCCCTACGCTGGCTTCTACGTCTACGAGGACGGCACGGGCCAGACAGCCGGAGTGCAAGCCTCGATCACCGGAGGCGGCGACTGGGTTCAGGTTTACTACGAGGACAACGAGATCTGGGCGGGCCCGAACGGCATTCTCCTTCAGACCGACACTGGCACCAAGCCGACGTGTGCCTCTGGGGTTCGTGGAAACGTTTGGGTGGCAAAGGGCGGTGTGGGCGTGGCCGATGCCCCCGAGATCTGCTTGAAGAACTCCAGCGACACGTACGCATGGTACGCATTGGCGACAGTTCCATAGGGGGTGTCATGATCAAGACCAAGCTCTTCGTGGCGACGCTTCTGCTCGCTGCTCTCCCAGCCTGGGCCCAGCACGGGGGCGGCACGGGGCCGAGCCCACTTGGCGGCGGCGGCGGTGGTGGTGCTCCCAGCTTTCCGCTCCTTGGTGGTGACGGCTGCGTGACGCCTCCGTATTCGTTCACGAACGACACCGACATGGGGGCTTGCCGTGGCCTTGCCGCCGTGTGGGGGTTTGACTCGCTCGTCCTTCAGGGGAACGACTACGAGACCGACTTCGTGGGCAACTACATCCAGATGCCGGGTAGCGGTGAGTTCATCCTCATGGGGGCCAACGACGCCAGCTTCAATACGGCGACCATCTACCTTCAGCATCCGATCACTGGAACCCTGTGGTCCAGCTTCGTTTTCACTGCTGCTGATTACACGACTGGTACGGGGGCCTCGGTTCTAGTCTCGGGCACGGCGACGTCGGCGGGCGTGGGTTCTTTTACGTCGCAAGTAGACAGCGATGCTTCCCTGGTCAGCGTCTTCGAACAGTTCGCGGATGAGACCTTCCTCGACTACGGCGACGACGACACCTATGAGCTGATCTCCCGGGCGACCGACTTCAAGCTGTTTGCTGATGATAGCGGCGGATCTGGCCTCTACGGCCATGTCTGGTGGGACATTTCGGACGATGGAGACAGCGAGGGCAAGCTCGAAGTCACCGATGGGAATGATGTCGGTAGTGCCTCTTACGAGGCGGGACAGATCACTTGGACGGCTTCGGTAGACGGCGGCGGCGAAGCCACCATTGAGATGAACGACAGCAACATCAGCCTTGCGCAAAACGACGGGTCTGACACGTCCGATGTCACCGTCACCGGCGGGACCGGGATCAAGATCACGACCGATGGTTCGAGGCCCACCTGTGATGCGAATGCCAGGGGTTACCTCTTCCGCGTCGAGGGCGGGTCGAGCGTCGCAGACACCTTCGAGGTCTGCGCGAAGAACAGCAGCGACACCTACGCTTGGTACGTGCTTGCAACCATTCCATGATCTGCTGCATCTGCGGTAACGCGGACAATGACGTGAAGTGGTGCAACCTCTGCGCTCACGCCTTCTGCGGGGGCTGTCGGTGGCTCTACTTCCACCGTGGCCTCGCTGCGATCAAGGAATGGTTGGCTGGTAGCCCACCGAAGTACTGCGCCCACCCACAGGAGTCCGAATGACGAAGAAGCCGCGTCGTTCCTTGATGGACGTGATGAAGGAGCGGCGCTACGCGGAGGGGTGTGTCCTGTGCGATCTTCCCGAAGAACTCAGGAACGAGGTCGAGCAGGGGAAGAGGGACGGGGCCGCGCTGCGCGACATTGTGACCTACCTCGTGGAGGACCACGGATACGACAAGGACAGACTGGAACGTCAGCGGAAGACCACGGTCATGACCCAGCACTTCAGCAGGCACGCTGTGCTTCGCAAGGCTCCCCGTGCCAAGTAAGAAGACGTTGGAGCAGCGGGTCGAGTTGGAGAAGAAGCAGCGCCAGATCTCCGCCCTGGAGCGCAGGCTGCACTACGAGCAGATCGCGCACACGCAGACGCGCACGTCACTGAACGCGTCGCTGAAGGAGATCGCGGGCCAAGTCGGCATGCGGGAGTTTCTCTTCGGGCTCACGCACCCGGACCCATCCCCACCGAAGTGGACCCTCGGAACCTCGAAGGGGAAGAAGTCCGAGCACATCCCTGTCCTCCTAGCCTCCGACTTCCAGTGGGGCGAGGTCGTCGATCCCGAGAACATGAACGGGGTGAACGCGTACAACATCGGGATCGCCCAGAAGCGCTACCAGCGACTGATCGAGCGGACGGTGGACATCTCCCTCAACCACCTACCGAACAACACGTACAAAGGGATCATCTACCTGCGCCTGGGCGACATGGTGAGCGGGGACATCCACGACGACCTGAACGAGTCGAACGAGGCCCACGCGATCGAGGCCGTGCGCTCTCTCGTCGCCTCGGAGTACTGGGGCCTTCAGCAGCTCGCGCTCCGGTTCGGGAAGGTCCACGTCATCTCCGTTCCTGGCAACCACGGACGAACGACGAAGAAGCCGACCTCAAAGCGCGGCGCCAAGGACAACTACGACACCCTCTCGGCGTGGTGGCTGGAGTCGATGTGCCAGCAGAACAAGGCGATCACGTTCCAGACTCCCCCTTCCGGCGACGCGCACTTCCAGATCTACGGGAGGAAGTACTTCGCCACCCACGGGGACAAGATCGGCTCTCGCGGCGGTGCGGGCTTCCTGGGCCCCGTTGCCCCGATCATGCGGGGCATGAAGAAGGTCTACGACCAGCAGGCCTCGCAGCACCAGCCCTTCGAGAAGATGTTCATCGGGCACTTCCACGTCGCGTACGAGCTGGACTACGGCTGGTCGAACGGGAGCCTGCCCGGGTACTCCGAGTTCGCGAAGGACGGGCGCATGAAGCCAGAGGAGCCCGTGCAGTGGCTGCTCTTCTTTCACAGGAAATACGGCGTCACGTCAAGGTGGAAGGTGCGCGTGGACAACCCGCCCGCCATCCCGCAGGGCCACGTCGTGGAGCCTTTTGAGGTTGAGCAGTGAGAGCGCTCATTCCCAGTTTCATCGATCTGCGTTTCGTTCGGATCGAGGTGAAGCTTGTCACGCGTTCAGAGATGCGCGAGGAGGCCGAGGCCGAGGATGACGAGTCCACCCCGGAGGGCCTCTGGCACGGGGACACGGAGACCGTCTACATCGGCAAGTGGCTTTCCTCGAAGAGGAAGCGCGAGGTTTTGATGCACGAGCTGGCCCACGCCTGCCTGGATTGGCGCGACGAAGGCAAGTGCGTCCCCTGATAGGATAGAAGTAGGGGTGAGCGCATGGCCGTAATGGACTACAACACATGGCTTCAGAAGGCCCGAGCAAACGCCGAGGCCCAGGGACAGCCGTTTAACGAGGCCGGTGCGCAGGACCAGTATGAAGCCTACAAGTACAACGCTGAGCAGGGTGCGGGCGGGGTCAACGCGAAGGCTCAGGTCTCCGGGAAGTCGTGGGGGGGCGGATACTCTGCTCAAGGTGGCGCCGACGCCACGGGCATGCGCGAACGTGCGCGGAGGCTAGGCTTCTCCGAGGACTTCGACAGGTTCGACGAGGGCACACTCCAGTCCTGGGAGAAGTACAAGGACAGTCGCTGCCCGGAGGGGATCCCGTATCGGGCGATTGACGGCTCGGGCTGTGTCGAGAAGCCCATCGATTTCGCAGAGTCCATCGGGCAGGCGCAGTACCTTGGGGACGAAGCTGTCTCGATTTTCCAGTCCAGTCGTGGCAGGAAGGCCGGTGGGGGGCCTGCTGCGGCAGCGCCGCCTCCTCCTCCGAAGCCGGTCACCAAGGGCCAGGAGCTGTCCTACACGGGCGACCCGATGGTGGACGTGCTGATCCACCAGTTCAACACGAAGCTGAATCCCGAGGGTACCGGGATCAATGTTTTCGGCCTGGGCGAGGACAGGGCAGTGGGTGGAGAGGGCGCGGCTGCGGACATGCAGAAGGCGACTGGCCAGCTCCTCGCGGGTGGTGGTCTCTGGTGGTCCGATGACGAGAGCGCCTTCGGCAACTTCGGCAAGCCACCTTCCCAGAAGAAGAAGGGTCGTGGGAGCAAGCGTGGAGGGGCCCCGTCTCCTGCTGCGATCGCGGCGCCTCCTCCGCCGGAGCCGACCCCCCAACCGAAGCATGAGACTCCTGGCGTGAGCTACAGCCCGAACCTGCCTGACTACAAACGGCAGCAGATCGAGGAGCGTATGGCCATGCGCAGCACGCTCCCTGGCCAGGGCGGTCTCGGCGGCATCTCTGGAGTGCTGGGCAAGCACTTCGGTAAAGACTTCGTCCTGTAGGGAGAAGAGAAATGGCAGACACGATCGGAGGCATGCTCGCTGGTCACCGCGCCAAAGGCAAGATGAAGGGCATGGAGGTCAGCGTCTACGTCCCCCACAGGGGCGAGGTAGCAATGGCCGCAGACGACATGAAGTGGATCAAGCGCGACCTCAAGGACGAGGAGAAGCGCCTGAAGGACTACCAGAGCATCCTCGACAACTGGGTTCCAGAGGACGTCGCTGCCAGGGCGAAGGCTGACGTCGAAAAGCGCAAGAAGGAGTGCGGCCTCCGCATCGCGGAGCTGAAGGGTCGCCTCAAGCTGCACAAGAAGATGAAGGAGGACTAGTGGCCAAGAAGGAAGACGAGACTCCGACGATCGAAGCTGCGATCAACGAGTTCTCGGAAGACGACGTTGACGAGGGCACGGGCACGGAGGTCGCCAGCGCTGAGGACGACACCGACGTAGACGAGGGGACGTCCACCGAGGAAGAGGAGACCACCTCCGAAGACGACGACGAGATCCCCGACCTCGAAGATGACGACGCCTGGGCGCCCAAGGTGGAGGACGACGAGGACGAGGACGAGGACGACGACGAGGACGACGACGAGGAAGAGGCCGCAGCCTCCGACGACGACGAAGTCGATATCTTCGACGAGATGACCCCCGAGCAGCTCAAGGAGGTCAACGCCAACCCGACGCTCCGCTCTCTCCGCAAGGCCCTCATGCGGGGCTACAACACGAAGATGGCGGGCCAGTCTCAGCTCATCAAGCTCGGTGAGGCCTACGCGGCGGATCCGGTCGGCGTGGCCCGTGCGATCGCTCAGGCGAACGGCCTTCAGGTCGCGGGTGGCCCGGAAGCCGGACAGCCTCCAGTGAAGGTCGATCCGAGGAAGGCGCAACTGGAGAAGATCGAGACTGCCCGCAAGGAGGTCGCGAATCTCTTCGGTGACGAGGTCGGGCCGGAGGTCGCGGAGAAGCTGGAGGGCTTCTTCAACGTCCTCACCGAGGCCGTCGTGGCTCCGCTCACGAACCAAGTCGGCAGCATGCAGTTCGAGAACGAGCGTACCGCTCTCGTCTCCCAGGAGGCCGAGTGGCGCAACCGCAACGCCAAGATCCTCACCCCTGCGATCGAGAAAAAGGTCGTGGAGCTGGGGAACAGCGGCAAGCTGGTGCCATCCGAGGATATGCCCCCGGGCGAGTACCTCGATGTGCTCCTCAAGGTCGTCCTGGCCGAGAACGCGGATCTTCGCGTCCACAAGGCCAGGGCCGGAGCCTCCAAGAAGCTTGCGAAGCGCATCGAGCGCAACCGAGCCTCGCAGGAGCCAACTGGGACGGGTTCGAAGTCCGGCGCCAAGCCGGTCTCGAAGCTCAAGACCTCGCCGGAGGACTTCACCATCTCCGACGCCTTCGATGAAGCGGCCAGGGAACTCAAGGAGGCCGCTGGCATCTAACTCACCTACCACGCGTAGGAGGAGTACCGAGGGCCGGGGCTCACGCTCCGGCCTTCGGCATTTCTGAGTAGGTTTGGTGTAGGTACTTGACAGTCGTCCCAAAACCTCCGCATAATCCATTCTGACGGTACGCGGAAACGGCCCGCGCACGGTGAACGGTCGAAACATTAGAAAGGCCTACTAGCCGAGTAGCGAGGCGGAAACGCAGCGTGACCAGGGGATCCTCTCCCCGCTCGTGGTCTGCTGCGTCAGGAAGCGTCCACGAGGTCACCCAGTCCTGAGCTTCAACAACTCACTGGAGGGTAAACCTCATGGCCGCAACCAGCCTGACCCGTACGTACAATGCGCGGCTGACCGCCCTGCTGGACAAGATCCGTCCGGTCATTCAGCACCAGATCACGACTTCCAACGCGTTCTACTTCAAGTACAAGAAGTCCGGCAACTGGAAGACCGTCTCCCAGCTCGGCGATCGCCTGCGCGTTCCGCTGATGTACGAGTTCGCTCCGGTGGACACGTTCGGCGCCGAGGGCGTCGGACAGGTGGACATCACCCCGACTGACGGTCAGACCCCGGCGTTCTTCAACTGGGCTCGTCTCGCATCCTCGATCACCATCGGTGACTTCGAGCGAGCACAGAACAAGGGCGCTGCGATCGACCTGCTCAAGAGCAAGACCGAGCAGGCGATGTCGGGTCTGGAAGACCGCTTCGGTCGCTGGCTCCTCCAGGGCCAGGGTGCCACCGACGGCACGTCCATCGAGACGGCTCGCACCTCCAGCGTGAACGGATCGACCTTCGTCGAGCCGATTCCGCTGATGATCAAGTACGACCCGACGTCCTCGACCACCATCGGGGGCATCAACCAGTCCACCGAGTCGTGGTGGCAGAATCAGGTCCAGCAGGGCACGGCGTCCAACACCTACGCCGGCATCCTGAAGGAGCTGGATCACCTCATCAACCTCTGCTCCAAGCAGGCAGGACCGGGCCCGGACCTCTTCGTGGCCGACATCCTGGGCTACGAGCAGATCTCCGCCGCGCTTCGCAGCCTCCAGCGCTTCACCGACTACGAGGAAGTCAACTTCCCGTGGAAGGCGATCCGCATCGCGGGCGCACCGCTGGTCTTCGACCAGTTCATCCCTCGCGTGGACTCCGGCAACACGACCATCGCAGCCGGTGACGAGTCCACCGTCTACGCAGTGAACTCCAAGTACATGGGCGTTTCCGTGTACGGGGGGGCCGACTTCACTCCGGGCGAGTTCGTCCGTGCGCCGAACGGTGCCGGTGAGACCTCGATCGTGCAGTGGTACGGCGCTCACTGGGTGTCTCGTCGCGACAAGCAGGGCGTCATGGGTGCCATGACGAACGACGCGACGTCGTAAGCAACCGTCGATGGGGGGCGAGGCCATGGTGGCTGAGTCCCCCGGAGATACTTCGAATGCCGGGTGAGGCCATGGGCTGATCCTGGCGGGAGAGTTGAGATGATTTTCAACGCATTCCAGCGTGAGGACGACGACGCCGTCTTCACCGTCGTACGCAACGTTGCCGGCGAGACCCTGTCTGTGGGCTACCCGTGCGTGTGGGACATCAGCGCCTCGGGCGACGGTGTCCGTGTCTCCAAGGCTGCGGCAGGCACGCTGTCCCTCTTCAGGGGCGTCGTGGCTGAGACGCAGATCGCGGACTCGGGCTACGGCAAGGTACAGGTCCACGGTCGCTTCACGGACGCATCCGTGATCGGGTCCACCGACGTCACCCTGGCTGCGGGCATGGTTCTCAAGGCCACCGCCGCGCAGAACTACCTCGAACTGTCCGTGGAGACCCCGGTCGGAAACGAGGGCTTCGTCTACTTCGCGGACGGCACCAGCCTCGCGACCGCGACGACCCCAGCGGCAACCACCAAGGACATCCTGCTCCGGGCGCTGTAAGCCCGGTCGTCGGATGAACTCTAGCGCCCCCTGGCGGCTTACCCCGCTGGGGGGCGTTTTCTTGTAGTACGCTGGGGTCATGGCGACCACACAGGCTCCTATCTCCGGCACCGTGGAGACGCTCCTTGGCGTGAATGCCCAGGTTCTCTCATCGAGCGCTCAGCCGTGCCGACAGCTCAGCATCCGT